ACGGTGAAATTATTAAATACGATGCTGCAGAGTTTAGCATAACAGGTGTTGGAAATGTATGGATTAGCAGCAATCAAGAGTATCAAAAATATTTTTCATCTATTCCATTTAATGGAAAAATATATCCAACGGGATTGGTAAGAATATACTCAACCCCATACTACGAAACAGTTAATGGAATAAGCAGACTTCAGAATGGAGCCGTTGTAGATCATGGCCGTGGTCAGTTTGGAACACAAATAACTGATCACTATGCTGGAGTAAATGCCTATTGGACTAATAACAATAATGTGCGTGGTGTCGATATGAAGACCGAATACCTATTTACAACTACTTTAGATGAAAATGTAACTTTACCAACAACAACAACTGGCGCAGCAGGAGTCAGCAATACGATTGCAGGACAGTCAACAAGAAATAGCATAATTAAAAACTTTATGGCAACAAGCAATCTAACAGATACAGATATCAATAGTTTGCCAGCAACACAAACTGGAACAATTCAGTCATCTGCTTTGGTCTTTAATGGACCATCATTTAAAACTACAGAAACACCACTAAACTTTGTTTCATATGTTTATAAAAACCTAGATAATGCATATAAGCATTTTGGAACAAGGATGCGTATTGTAGGTAAAATTCAAAATAATATTGCATCAACGCAAACAGCACTTGGCAGTATTCCTTATTATCAGGTTAGCGGAAGCCAACCAGATCAGAACGTTAACATTGGCGGAGGCTCTGGAGGTCTTGCAGTTTTATTGAATCCAGAAACAAACAATGGATATTATTTTGAAATAATTGCCTTAAGTGAAGATAACATTACTCCTTATTTAAAATTAAATAAAGATAACCAAGCAGAGGTATCAATTAATAATGTTGTGTTTTATAAAATTAAAAAAGACTCCAGCAATACCAATGCAATTCCAGTTAAACTTTGGGGCGGTTTAGCAAAAATACTTGTAGACGATGGTAAGTTTTCTGGACAACAAAGAATGGCTGCTGAAGAAAACTCAACGGTTTATGACCTATCAGTAGAGTATCAAGACATTGGAAAAACAAGAAGGTTTTATCTATATATAAATAATCAACTTATTAAGGTAGTAGATGACAATGATCCTCTTCCAGTCTATAGCAATATGGCTTTATTTGTTCGTGGATCGTCTAAGTGTATGTTTGAAAACATTTATGCTCTATCACAAAACTATAGCCAAAACACATCTTTTATTGTAGGAGACACATTGTCAAAACAGTTTGGCGACTCCCAGGTTGATGTCAACGAGTCTTTTAGAAAATATGCCATGAGTGGGGTTGTACAATCAACATATCTATCTGGCATAAGTTCCCAGCAGCCACCAAACTACAATATGTATTTTGAAGAGTTTGGATCTATTATGCGTGAATGTGCATACTTTGATATTAAATATGATCGTGCTTACCCAGCACTTTATGCACAACTATCTCCAACCTTTAGCAAAACAAAGGGATACACGACCTCTGGGTTTTACGCAAACTCATATGGTGCTGAGTTCTTAATCTTTAACTCAACAGACAAAGCCTTAAACCTAGATGAGACAACTGGAAACTTTTTAAGAATTCAAGGTATTACTTTTACCCAAGATACAACTCATGAATTAACTGTAGACGAGTTCTTTAAAAAACGCGGTAACTTGTCCGACCCAGAGTTAGTAGGCAGCACCCTGACCTATTCACCATTAGTTGAAAAATCAAGGTATGATGAAATTAGATTAAGTAGATTAACTTATGGGAAAAATGAATTTAGTATCGATAGTACATACATACAAACACAGGATGATGCAGAAGCCATGTTGGGTTGGATTATAAATAAAGTAATGATTCCAAAAAAATCTATCGGCATTAATTTATTTAGCATACCAACTTTGCAACTTGGAGATATAGTCACAGTAGACTATAAGGATTCATCAGGACTTAATCTAGTCACTTCCGATCTTTCAAGGTTTGTTATTTATAATATAGAATACGCTAGGTCTGTTTCTGGACCAAGCATGACAGTTTATTTAAGTGAGGTATAAACATGGTATCAGCAACTCCACAAACACCATCGTCAACATCTGTTTCAAATAGCGCACCTCCAAATCCAGTAAAGACCGCCCCAATAGATACAGTATTGTTTAATGATGACTCTATGTCTATTGAAATCATGGCTGATTTAATTTTTGAAGATATTGGTGGGCATGAACTAATAAACATTGCTAGAAACGACATTATTAATGGACAGCAAATATCTTATACTCCGATCAAGAACCTTGGTTTAATTCAACAAAAATATAACCCAACTAATATTCTTGGATTACAGGCTACCTCTGAAAAGTATTTTGCTAATTTTCCCATAAAGTTTGAAGAAAAAGTCCCAACTGAGGGCAATGGGCCTAACGGTTCAAATGTTTATTTTGACGATGCAACTGGAGATCTAATCATTGAGGGAGTTAATTTAAACAAGGATGAACTTTTTGAGGTTGAAGTGTCGTTAAATGGTACAATATATGAAGCAGACTTTGGAGCAACTACGTCATGATAACTAATAAAGGTAAAAGCATTATTGCAAAATATATGCTTGGTCAGGCACCAGCCTATGCCTCATACCTAGCCGTTGGATGTGGTCCAACCCCACTTCAAACAGAAGATGTTGCCGATAACTTTGCAACAAAAAAAAACCTTGACTTTGAGATGTTTAGAGTTCCAATTTCTTCAAGAGGCTTTGTAAATGAAAATGGTATTGATAAAATTGTACTTACCGCAGAACTACCTACAGAAGAAAGATATGAAATAACAGAGGTAGGGTTATACTCAGCAGGATCTAACCCATCTGCTGGAGCACAAGATAGTAAGACAGTCTTTGCATTTACCCAGGGAGAAAACTGGGAATACCATACGGCCAGTTCTTCAATAGCAATTCCACCAATTTCTGTACCACTAGATCCAGATGAAGACGATATAATAAATGCACCAGGAACAGAAAATGGTGTATTCCAAACCAATGCAGATAACTCTATTTTCTATAATACAGACCGTGTTGCAAGGTATGAGAGACCAAGATTTTTAAACAATACAATTTTAATGCAAGGTGATGACTCAGATTTATCAGATGCCGATGGCTCTGGAGCAGAGGAGCATATTGCTATTGATTCTGGAAACCACATACACCTTACTTCTCCAAATGTTGACTTCTCACAAAACTCTCCTTTAGATGAGTTAAGGTTTGCATTTTCTTTAATAAACAGGGATGGAACATCAGCAGCAAATCCAGATACAATAAGAATCTTAATTGACTTTGCAGCAACTGACAGCAACAATCCATCAACATATGCTAGGTTTGAAGTTAATATTGAAGACGGTGTTGATGGATATGACTTTGAAACAAACAGATATTTTGTTGTTTCAAAACAATTGCAGGAATTATACAAGAGTCAAAACTTTACTTGGAATGCAGTTACTGTAGTAAAAATATATGTCTCTGTTTTTGATAGTTTAAGCGGAGGTCTTAATCCAACATCAGATTATTACATTGCTTTAGATGCGTTAAGACTTGAAAATGTAGCAACCGTTAATCCGCTGTATGGTTTAACAGGATATTCTGTCATTAAAAATGATAATGCTACAACAATCATTAAATCTCCTAATACAAACAACTATGTTGAATTTAGATTTTCTATTGGGGTGACCTAATGGTTGATGCAAACATAAAGAAATTCCGTATTTTAAAATCATCTCTTCCCCCAATTGATCACGATACTTTAAAGTATAATTTAAGATATAGAATTGTTTCTGACGATAGAAACAGAACCTCTCATTGGTCTCCAATCTATAACATTTCTGGAGAGTCAATAACCTCAGTCAGTGGGGCAGTATCTAAGGCAGGAAACATTGTTACAGCCGTATGGGGAGACGCAAACCTTCATCCAGAATACGACGTTTTTGTTAAATTTGACTCAGGCGAATTTTTCTATCACGGTACATCAAAAGTACACGCATACTCATTTTTAAAAACTGGGACTACAACAGTTAGAGTAAAAGTTCAAATTGTTTCATCAAAAAAAGAAATTAAGGCAGCACTAAATATCTTTGACTCTGGTTCAGTGTCTTTGGTATAATTTAATAGG